GTCGAGTCAATCATCACAACTGGTGATTGGATTTATACCTATGGATCGGACGGTGGTCAGACCCTGGTCGCAACCAATACCGCCGGCGTTATCACAACGGCAGTGATCTAAAAGATGGGGGCGGCTTCGGTCGCCCCTCTCACCACAATGAGGTGACGAAATGGCCGCCGGCGATACTGACGTTTCGATCTGTTCTGATGCGCTGGTTATGCTTGGCGCCAGCGCAATTTCATCTTTTGCGGAGGGCACGCCAGCAGCGACGGCTTGCTCACGGCTTTATCCGGATCTGCGCGACACCCTTCTAAGCCGGTATCCCTGGTCGTGGTCGCTCCGCAAGGTGCAGATTGCGCGCCTGGCGACGGCTCCGATCAACGAATGGAAATATGCCTATCAGCTTCCTGGCGACATGCTGACAGGAGTGATTGCGGTTTTTGACAGCGGCAGCGATGCGGCGCGTCCCGTGAATTACGGTTGGGAGATCTACGGATCGCAGCTCTATACAAACCTTGAGACGGTTTACATCGACTATCAAGAAACGGTTTCCGAATCTCTCATGCCGCCTTACTTCGTGCGCCTTCTTCGCATGGCGATGGCGGCCGAGGTAGCAATGGTGATTACCGATCAGGCGAGCAAAATGGAATATTATCGCGGCATCACGTTCGGATCTCCTGGGGAGAATGGCCGGGGTGGTTTGTTCCGCGAGGCGGCCAACATCGACAGCCGCGGGCAACTGACAAAATCGATTGACGATCATTCTTTGGTGCAGGTGCGTGACTGATGCGGATCGTTCGGCTTGCCACAAACTTCACAAGCGGCGAGCTTGATCCGCTTCTGCGCGGCCGATCGGATTTGCAGCAATACCAGAACGGCCTGGAGCGCGCCAAGAATGTGATGATCCAGCCCCAGGGGGGGGTCCGCCGGCGTGATGGCCTAAAGTTTATCGGGGATTTGACGGGCTTCACAGACTTCAAATTGATCCCGTTTGAGTTCTCTACGACCGACAGCTATCTCTTGGTTTTCGTCGCGGGCCGGATCTATGTCTACAAGGCCGGGGTTTTGCAGACCAATATCAACGGGTCTGGCAACGACTATATCACGGCAACGGGCCTTACAGCGGCGATGCTTGACGAGCTTGATTATACTCAGGCCGTTGATACGCTGATCCTCTGCCACGAAGATCTTGAAACTAAGCGCCTGGTCCGCAACAGCGATACGTCATGGACCTGGGAGGCAATCCCATTCACGAATATCCCTAAATACGCCTACGCCTTTGATACGCATGAGCCGACATTCACGGTCACGCCAAGCGCAATTACTGGCAACATTACGCTAACAGCTTCAGCGGTAACGACAGACACGGGCACAGCGCAGGCTGGATCTAGCGATACGATCACGCTCAAAAGCGCAACAAGCTACACAAGCGACGACCAGCCGAATGGCATGTTCATCGAGATCACATCCGGAACGGGCGTCGGTCAGACGCGCCACGTTGAGGATTATGTTGCGTCAACGAAGGTCGTAACGGTCTATCCCGCTTGGGACACGGCGCCTGACGCGACAAGCAATTACAAGGTCGCGGCGTTTTCTCCGGCCGCGGTCGATGAATACTTGCAGGTTAAAAGCGGGTTCGGTCGCGCGCGTTATGTGGAATATGTCAGCGACACAGAGATGAAAGCGGTCACATCGATCCCGTTTTTTGACACGTCCGGGATTGTTGCGGGTGATTGGGAAAGCGAACACGGATACGAGGCGACATGGAGCAGCACGCGGGGCTGGCCACGATCGGCCACGTTCCACCAGGGCCGTCTTTACTTTGGTGGATCCAAGTCTCGGACCAATACGATCTGGGGCTCCCGCGTTGTCGATTACTTCAACTTTGATCCGGGCACCGGCCTGGACGATGAGTCGGTTGAGGCCACGCTATCCACCAACCAATACAACGCGATCACGCGAATTGCGTCTCAGTCGGATCTTCGGATATTCACAAGCGGCGGCGAGTTTGTCATCACGAACGCGCAAGGCTCTCCGATCACTCCGGGCACTCTTTTGGTGCGGCCGCAAACGCGCTTGGGCGCAAAGGCTGGTGTGCCGATCGAAGATCTCAATGGTGCGTCGATCTTTGTCCAGCGGCAGGGTCAATCACTCAATGCGTTTCAATATAGTGACAGCACAAACAGCTATGGCGTGACGCCGCTCTCGGTTCTCAGTTCGCACTTAATTAAGGATCCGGTGGATATCGCGGTGCGCCGCGGAACCAGCACGGACGAAACGGATACGCTTTACGTCGTAAACGGCACAGATGGCTCGATGACGGTTTATTCCGTCTTGTCCAGCCAGGGCGTGATTGCAGCGTCCGAGTTCATTACGGGGATCAACGGGGGCGATGAGTTTATCGCGGTCGCGGTCGAGATCGATACCGTCTATGTGATTGTGAAGCGCACGATCAATGAAGCAACAAAATACTATCTTGAGCAGTTCGATCGCAACACTCTTGTCGATAGCGCGCTGACGGCAGAAGTCGTGTCGTCCACAGCTTCAATCACGGTCGATCATCTTCCTAACACGTCTGTTGATATTGTGGTCGATGGCCTGGTGCAATCTAGCACAACCGTCCCGGCGTCATCGCCCTATACGGTGGCGTTCTCTCCGGCGGCGGAGGCAAGCTATCAGGTCGGGATCGATATTGCGGTCGAGATTGTTACCATGCCGCAAGAGCCAAACTTGCCAACCGGCACTAGCGTCGGCGTTAAGAAGCGGATCATCCAGGTCGATGCGCTTGTAAAAGACAGCCAACACATGAATATCAACGGAACGCTTGTCGCTTTCCAGGAGATCGGCAAGACGCCGCTCGACAGCCCTACGCCAGAGTTCACGGGCCGCAAGACGGTCCACGGCCTTCTTGGCTATACTGACGAGGGAAAGATCACAGTAACGCAATCGTATCCTTTGAAGCTAAACCTGATTGCGATGGAATATCGCCTAAGCCTGGGGAATTAAGATGACGCAGTTCGCGCAAATCGGATTGGCAGCAATTTCAGCGGGTGGTCAGCTTTACGCGGCATCCGCGCAGCGCAACGCTTACAACGCCCAGGCTGAACAGGCTAAGATCCAGGGGCGCAGCGAAGCGATCAAATATCAGCAGCAGGGCGCTTACGTTCTTCGCAATTTGAACCAGACGCTTGCGGCCACGCTTGCGGTCGCTGGTGCTGGCAACGTGGATCCGACGAGCGGCAGCGCGCGGGTGTTGCAGGACTTTGCGCGTGCAGAGGCGTATGCAGAGTTTGGCACGGCGCAGGACAACGCAATCCTGGCGAAAGAAGGTGCGGCGGCACAGGCGCAGATTTATCGCATGTCCGGCCAGGCGGCCTATGCTACCGGCATTGTAAACGCAATCGGCACAATGGGGCAGGGCATTCAGCGATCGCTCACTTTGCAACCAGGCGCGACGGCGGTGTAAACAATGGCAATTCTTCCACGATACAGACGATTAGGCGTCGAGGCCGCAGCCCCGCAGCGGATTGATTACTCTCCGCTTGCACAAGAGGGCGCGCGGCTTGGCAATGCTATTTCCAGCAACGTCGATCGCATGAGTGATTTTGTTTACCGCGAGCAAGCACGGCGCGCGGAGATGGCTGGCCAGGAAGCGGTGCGCGAACAAGGTGCGTTGCCAATTTTGCAGCGTCTTTCCGAGCAAGGTGGGCCCGGTATCTCGATCGCGGAGCAATCGGCTTATGAGGCGGCCAATCGGCTTGCGGTTGCCGAGATCCAGTTTGAAGCGGAAAACCAAATTGCCGCTATCCTGGAGTCGGCGGAGCAATCGGGCACTGGCTTTACAACGGTCACGGCGCAGCTTGAGGACGTTGTGGACGGGTTCTCGGCATCACTGGGGTATCTCAACCCGGTTGCGGCTGGTGAGTTACAGCTTCGCTTGCAGGGGGCTACACAGCGGGCGAGCCGGCAATATGCCTCGGCGTATCGCGCAAGGGCGCGCGCAGCGGCCACGGTCCGGCGCACAGAAGCGGCTGACAATTTAGAAGTCAATATTTTGGCTGCGGCGCGAATGGAGGGATCGACCCCGGAGGAATTGCGCGCGGTTGTGGAGGCTGGCGCGCAATCTCTTGCGGATTCTGGCATGACGCAGAGCGCGGTCGAGCGGTGGACGGAAAGCACATATGGGGAGGCAGTTCGGGAGAACACGCTTTTCCGGGGCATGACAATGCCGATCGACGAGCTTGGGGCGCTGGTCGAGAGCGGGGCAACGGATCCCACGCCGCTCCCCGGCATGACGCTTGCGGAGACGTTGACAGAGCGAAACCGTCTTTCGACGCTCTACAATTCGCGGAGATCGGCTTACGAGTCTGACGCTAGAGATTTGGCCAGCCGGATCGACGATAGCTATACCGTTCTGTCAGCGGGTGGGTATATCGGCCCGGAGGCGCAGGCGGATATCGTTGCAGAGGCGGAGCGGCTTGCTATCGTCGCGCCAGAGCTTTCGGCGGCAGCAGAGCGGTTGATTGACGACCAGAGATATATTTCAATGCTGCGCGGATTGAACCCGGCCGAGCTTGAGGCCGAGAGGCTTGCGCGATCCGGTGGCGTTCCCGGCGTTGGCGAGCCTGGTCTTGATACTCCCCGCGAGGTCGCGCGCTTGCAGATCGTTGAGGAGGTCATTCGCACAACGGAGGCCGCGCGACTTCGGGCGCAAGAATTGGCACTTGAGGCGGCCGAGCCTGACTTTACGCGCTTAGAGAATGCTCTCGAAATTTTGGGTGTGGCGTTTCAAGATCTTTCTGTTGGTCCGGAGCGTGTGGATTTCGCATTAAACCAAGCATTACAGGCAGCGGAGTCAATACCAGCGAGCTTACGCACGGACGAAATAAACGATGCGCTTGTGGAGGTGCAGCAGATTCGGGCCGCAATGGATCGTTGGCGCGACGCTTCACCAGAAGAATTATCCGCAGAGGCGGAGAGGCTGCGAACGGAGATTCCCAGCCAAGAAAATTTGCCGGAAGGCGTAACGGTTGCCGAAGCAATCTTGATGCAGCAAGGGCAGGCGCAGATTATTGATCAGCTTATTCGCACAAAGGCTGACGATCTTCGCCAGGAAACTGCGGCGGCGCTTGAGGCGGCCGAGCCTGACTTCGCCCGGCTTGAGGATGCTGGAGCAATTCTTGATGCACAGTTTCGAGACCTTCGTCCTAACCCGGCAATCGTTGAGGTGGCCTTGAACGAGATCTCGGAGGCCTATGCTGCAATCCCGGCGAGTTTGCGCACTGACGACATGGATGATGCGGTCATCGAGGTGCAGCAGATGAAGGCCGCGCTGGACGAGTGGCGCGATGCTTTGCCGGCGGAATTGTCTGCGGAGATGGAGAGACTGCGCACGCAGGTGCCGCGCGAGGAAGATCTTCCGGAGGGCGTGACGGTTGTCGAGGCGATCCTGATGCAGCAAAGGCAGCTTAGTCTTTTGAGCGCTTTTGCCGGCGCGCAGCGAGAGGCACTCGGAAGCGGCAACGCTATAGAATGGGCGCGCAGCCAACAGGAGATGATTGAAGATCCCGTTACCGGAACGGCTCGCCTTGTGGGGGAACCGATCGATCTAACCTTTGCGGATCCTGCGGCAACGGTTGCCAGCATTGACGCGCGGTTCCGTGAACTTAGCTTTGTGGAGACGCGCTATGGCGCTCCGGGCCAGAATGTTTTGTTGCCGCAAGAGGCTGCCGCTTTGCAGTCGATGCTTGAGACGGCGCAGCCAGGGCAGCAGGCGGTAATACTCGCCACGATCGCGGAGCTTGGCCAGGATCGGGCTTTGCGCGTGTTTAGCTCTATGGACTTCAATCAGCCAGAAAGCCGTCTATACGCACACATTGGCTCTATGATGGTGACGGGCAGCCCGCGCGCGGCGACGATGGCATTGGAGGGGATGGGCCTTGAATCTCCGCCGGCCTTGTCCGGCAATGCGGTTGGCACAGAGTTCCGCAGCATAACGGGCGCAGCTTTTATCCACGCGCATGGCACGCGGGCCACCATTCAAGAAACGGCAGATCTTATCTATAGGGCTTTGGCCGCGAGAGATCGGTCTGGCGCGGATATTTTTCAGACAAGCATGTATGATCGGGCACTCGATATGGCGATGGGCCCGCTAACTCTTGAGCAGGTTAATGGATACCCCGCTCTCCTGGAGCGTGAAAACCTAAACGTTGACTTCATCGAGGAGTGGCTTGCCGATCCGGTGGCAAACGAGGGGCTTGTGCGCAACAGATCGGATCTTGGGATTGTCAATTTTGATGCGATCAGAGGCGGGGATTACTACCCTATACTTGCAGGAGATGACGCTTACTACCTGGCCACAGGCGAGGGGGCGACCCTAGCATACTGGAAGGATGATCGGGGCAACCCGATTCTGGTCAGTCTTTTAGGCGTGCAGTCGATGATGCGATATCGAGGTGCAGAATGATCTTTGATCGGCCAGATCCTCTTGCCGTGAGCTTTCAGCAAGGCTTTAGCGAAGCCCGGCCTACCTGGCAGGAAAACTATGAGGTGGCACTGCGTGACTTTACGCGCGTGGATAGCGTCATGGGGCGGCGCTTTGGCCTGGAAGGTATCTGGCGGGATCTGACGGATCGTTTGAATACGGATCTTGGCGATCGATATATGCGCTTGGGAACGGACGCGACGGGCGCCTTTCCGGATCCGTCCATTTATTTCGGCACGTCTGATTCATACGGCAATGGTGATGCGCGCTATCAATACGAGGCGCAGCGCGTGATCGACCAGGTGCGCCGGATTGAGCAGGCAGAGCCCGGAACCGTCTCGCCGGAGATCATGCAGCTAATGGATCTTGCGGCGATCGAGGATCGGGTCCGCGAGGAGGCCGTCCAGGCGCGCGATACGTTTAATGAATTAAGGTCGGATCCGCGTGGCGGGGGCGGCTTGCCGCGCTTTCTCGGCGGTCTGGCCGGCGGGATGCAGGAGTTTGTTCAAGACCCCTCGCAAACAGTAACGATTGTTGCGGGAATGTCTCGCAATCTCTTGAGGTTTGTATTCCAAGAGGCGGCTCTCAATGCCGGGATCGAGGTCATGCGACAGCCTCAAGTGGCGCGATGGTATGACGAGCTTGGCCTGGAATACACGCGCGCGCAATTCATCGCCAACGTTGCCATAGCAGGCGCGGTAGGCGGAACGTTTGCGGTTGGTGTCCGCGGTTTGCAGGTAGGTGCGGGCGCTACGGCCGGGGCGGCGTCGCGCGTCCTGACACCCGCAATAGACCGAGCATTAGGTCGCCGGGATGCGGGGATCTTTGCGCGGGCTTTGGATGCAGAGCAGCCGGACATGATAGCAGCCCTTACGATGCAGCAGCTTCGGACGGGGGTCGAGGCCATGCAATCCGCCGGGGTTCGGCTTTCTTCGGAAGCCACGGCCGCCTATCGCCTGTCTCTCCGCTTTGAAGAAGATAGCATCCTAAACCCAGGCTTGCCGGAGGCGGAGCATGCGCGCCTTTTGGATAGCGCAACGCTTGCGGTGGCGTCCGGACGGATCCCCGCAGACTTGATCGACCGGCCGCCAGAGGCTTTGCCAGCGGAGGCATTGGCCGCGGCGCAGCCGGAGGTCGATAACCTGGGCGGCGTTCTCTATGCTTTCGATCCGCGTGATATCCAGGTCGATGCGCGCACGTTCCAGTTCAAGGAGGGCGGCGACGAGTTTGGCGTTACCGATCGGCTGCAATTTATCACCGAATGGGATCCGGCGCTTGCCGGTGTCGTGACGGTTTATGAGTTTGCAGACGGTCGCTTGTTCATCGCTGACGGGCACCAGCGTGTAGGATTGGCGCGGCGCCTCTTGGCGCAGAACCCTAACGCAGACATTAAGCTATTCGGCTATCGGCTGCGCGAGGTGGATGGGATCACTCCGCAAGAGGCGATGGTCTCGGCCGCAATCACAAACATCGCGCAGGGCACCGGCTCTGCAATCGACGCGGCGAAGATCGCTCGCATGGATCCAGATCGTTTTAACGACCTGGTGGGGCGCACCTTGCCGCCTACGTCGCAGCTTGTGCGCCAGGCGCGCGATATGATGACGCTAACGCAGGACGCATTCGGTGCGGTTATCAATGACGTGGTGCCGTCAAATTATGGGGCGGTGGTTGGCCGTGTCCTTGCCGATCGGCCGGATCTTCAAATGGCAGCGATCGGGGTTCTTGCGAAGGCAGAACCGCCTAACGTGTTCCAGGCCGAGGCGATCGTGCGCCAGGTGCGCGAGGCCGATGCGGATGTGGCAACGCAATCGTCTTTGTTTGGCGATGAGCTTGTGGTCGAGAGCCTTTATGCCGAGCGCGCAAAGGTGCTGGATAGGGCAGTTCGACAGCTTCGCCAGGATCGGGCGGCTTTTGCCAGCCTCACGCGGAATGCAGAAACGATCGAGGCCGCGGGAAATGTTCTCGATGCGGCCGTCAACCAACGGAGGGCCGACCTAGATGCCCAAGCGATCAGCCTTATCCAAACCCTCGCAAACCGCAAAGGGGCGCTCTCAGACGCGCTCTCAGAGGCCGCCAGAGTCGCCAAAGATGGAAACATCGCAGGAGCAACCCGACAATTTGTCGAGTCTATCCGAGGAGCAATTAGAGATGGCGATTTCGAGAGGCTTGCTAATAGCGAACCTGGACGCCTTGTCGATGATACGCCGCCGAGCCGCCGCAGTGAGGTTGGCAAGGAGCCAAGCCTCGCCGGATTCGACGAGCCCACAGGACACGGGCCAGCCGTCGAGCAGCAAGCGGATGACCTGACGCGGGAGATGTTCCCGGAGGACGTGCCTGGGCAGGCGCCACCCGCGCGAGCCGATGAGCCAGAGCCAGCGATCCCGATGACAGAGGTGACGCAAGCGGGCGAGCAAATGGTTATTCCCGGCGCGGAGCGGATCAGCGATCGCCAGCTTGCCGAGCGGCGCGGCGCAGAGGGCATGCGCGGGGGACAGGAGGCGCCACCGGAGGGCGGCCTGTTTGATGAGACTGCGCGAGCCCAGGAGGATCTATTTGCGGGGGCAGATCTGGACGAGGAGATCCCGATCGGCGCGCTGGTGGACGACGAGGGGAATGTGGTCGCGCAAACGACAACGCTGCGCGATATGAAAACAATGCTCGATGAGGAAGATTCCTTTATCGACCGGCTAGGGTTCTGCACACGATGAGCTTTCGAGACTGTATTCAGGGCGGCGTCACTGACGGCCAGATCTCTCAGCAGAAAGCAGACGAGACGCTTTCCCTGTTTGACGATCTGGTTGAGCAATACAACCGCCAGATGGGGCCGGGCCCAGCACAGACAAAGGCGGCGGCCGATGCGGCCCAGGCTGCGCGCGTTGAGGCAATCCAGCGCAAGCGCCGAACGCTCTTGCAGGCCCAGTCGTGGAAGCGGTTAACGATGGACATGCAAGGCTATCGTAACGGAGATCCGCGGCAGATGGGCAATGCGGCCTTGGCGATGCTGGAGCAAGACGTTTACAGCCGATATCCAAGCGTGTCACAGATCCAGCAGGCGATCACCAGGCGCGTCACATCACAGCTTGATGAGTTCCTGACGACCTTTAAGCGGGATATTTTGGGCCGGACACGAAACAAGGCTAAGATGAAAAACCTTGTGCGTGAGTCATTCGGTGAAAACACCGGGGATGCGGGCGCGCGCGAGCTTGCTAGTGCATGGGGCCGGGGTGCGGAATATCTGCGGCAACGGTTCAATGCGGCCGGCGGCGCAATTCCCAAGCGCGAGAAATGGGGGCTTCCCCAGACACACAGCACAGAGCGCGTGCGCGCGGTGCCATATGATGAGTGGCGCAATTATATCCTGCCTCGCCTGGATCCGGATCGCATGATCGATGAGCGCACCGGGCTCAAGTTCACGCCGGATCGGCTGGAGCTTGCGCTGCGCGACGTTTACGAGACGATCCGCACAGACGGCATGAGCAAGGTGCGGCCGGGTGGCGTTCGCGGGGGTAAGTCTGTTGCAGCGCGGCGCGCGGATCATCGCTTTCTGGTTTTCAAGAACGCGGATTCTTGGCTTCAATACAACGATCGCTTTGGCAATCCGGATCCGTTCGACACAATGATCGGCCACATCGACATGATGGCGCGGGACATTGCTATGATGGAGCGGCTTGGGCCAAACCCGTCCTCGACAATTACCTTCTTGCAGCAGACAATCCGCAAGGCGGCTGCCGGCGATGCCGCGATGGAGAACCGTGCCAATACAAAAGCGGTGGCGATCGACGATCTCTATGGCGCGCTCATGGGGCGAAACAATAGTCCGGTGGATACGCGCGTGGCTTATACGATGGCGGGCACCAGGCAGCTTTTGCAGGCGGCGCAGCTTGGATCGGCAAGCCTGGCGGCCGTCACGGATCTTAACTTTCAGCGTATGACGCGCCAGTTCAACGGGCTTCCGCAAGTCGGCACGATTTCCCAGACCCTTCGGACGCTTATGCAGCTTCCGCGTGGCGAGCGGGCGAAGATGGCAATCCGTCTCGGCCTGATAGCAGATGGATACACCACGATCGCGGCGGCACAGATGCGCTTTGTAGGCGATATGTCGGGCCCGGAGATAACGCGCCGGATCTCGGATGCGGTCATGCGCGCGTCACTTTTGTCGCCTTGGACAACGGCGGGGCGGTGGTCTTTTGGGATGCAGCTTCTCGGATCCCTTGCCGATAACGTGGGCAAGACCTTTGACCAGCTAGATCCCAAACTTCGCTCGGCCTTGGAGCGATATCAGATCGGCGCGGATCGATGGGAGATGATGCGGGCCACAGATCTTTATGAGTATAACGGCGCCACATTCTTGCGGCCCGATGACATTGCCGCGCGCACAGATCTCGATCCCCGGATGGCGGACGATCTCGCAGACAAGCTCCTGATTATGGTCAACACAGAAACAAACTTCGCGGTGCCGTCTACATCGATGCGTGGGCGTTTGGCGCTCACCGGCAATGTCCGCCCCGGAACGATCGCGGGCGAGGTGACTCGATCCTTTGCCATGTATAAAAACTTTCCGGTAACTGTTCTAAACACGCACGTCGCGCGCAGTTTTTCCTTAAATGGCGTCGCGGCAGGAGGCAAGTATTTCGGCGCGTTCCTCGTGACGGCGACCCTCATGGGCGCGCTGGCCATGCAGCTAAAGGAAGTGGCCAAGGGGCGTGATCCGATAAATATGAACCCGATCGAGAATCCGAAGTTCTGGGGCGCGGCAATACTGCAAGGCGGGGGGCTTGGTATCTTTGGTGACTTTATGTTCTCGCAGACCAATCGTTTCGGCGGCGGTCTTGCCGAGACGGTATCGGGCCCGGTGGTGGGCCTGGCCAACGATCTACGCAACCTGACGATCGGCAACATCCTGCAGCTTGTGACGGGCGAGGATACAAACTTTGGGCGCGAGATGGTAAACTTCGCGGCACGATACACGCCGGGATCTTCTCTCTGGTATATCCGCTTGGGCCTTGAGCGCCTTGTTACGGACCAAGTGCAGATGATGGTTGACCCGCGGGCGGCCGAGAGAATGCGCCGGCTGGAGCGGCGGTATGCGCGCGAGCGCGGGCAAGAATACTGGTGGAGACCAGGACAATCCAGGCCAAGCCGCGGGCCGGATTTCGGCGCCGCTTTGGGTCGCTAGGTTTCTCTGATATAAGGGTCGCATTATGGTTGATATTCCGATCACAGCAACCGAGCGAAAAGCTCAGTTCACCGGCAACACGGGCCTGGGTCCGTTCGCGTTCACGTTCAACATTTTGGACGAGACCGATATCACTGTGATAAAGAACGCCGAGGAATTGATCCTGTCGAGCGAATACACGGTCAGCACAAATGCAGACGGCACTGGCTCGATTACGCTGACGGGATCCGGAGACGGCACAGCACTTGTCACGGCAGACGTGCTTACGATCCTGGGCGATCGGCCGATTGAGCGTGAAAGCGATTATGAGGCTGGCGAGTCATTATTTTCCGCTGCAATAAATGAAGATCTGGATTCGATCCTGATACTGTTGCAGCAGCTTGACGAAAAGATAAGCCGCGCGGTGCGCGCTGGTGCTGGCGATGTGATCGGCAGTTTTGAAATCCCGGCGAAGTCAGTTCGCGCGGGTAAATACCTGGCGTTCGATGCAACGACCGGGGATCCGATCGCATATGAAACGATCGCAGAACGGATCACTGTCAGCACGTCCAGCCCTACCGGCGGCGTCGATGGGGATCTCTGGTTTAAGCTCGCCAATTAACGGAGGTTCCAATGGCAGCCCTTTCAGACTACGCGGAAAAGCTCATCCTGGATTGGATGATGACAAACGGATCGGCAACGCGCCCGACCGCATGGTATGTTGCACTCTACACGGCAGCGCCGAGCGACAGCGGTGGTGGCACCGAGGTTTCTGGATCTGGCTATTCTCGCCAGGCGGTGACGTTCGCCGCGGCCAGCAGCCCAGCCGGCACCACCAGCAACACGGGTGCGGTGACGTTTACGGCATCTGGTGGATCGTTCGGCACGGTCACGCATGTTGGTATCTTCGATGCGTCAACATCCGGCAACCTGCTATGGCACGGCTCTCTTGCTGCGTCTAAGACGATTGGCGACGGCGACTCGCTGCAATTTGCGATCGGGGATCTTGACCTGACGATTGCATAAGGGGCGCGCCGGTGGCTGACGGCTTTCGCATAACGGAGGCCGGTGATTCTAGGATCACCGAGGCGTCTGATTTCCGGATAACGGAGAGGTTGGTTCTCGCGGCGGCCGGCCTCTCCGCGTCCGGATCTATGTCTGCCAGCGCAGCAAAAATACAATTGGCGGCGACATCTCTCTCCGGCGCCGGATCTCTTGCGGCTTCGGGATCGAAGATCCGGGGGGCGGCGACTTCTCTCTCCGGCGTCGGATCCTTCGCTGCATCTGGTAGCGTGACGCGGAATGTCTCGGCCAGCCTAGCGGGCGCGGGATCCAAGTTCATAATCGCAACGGGCGGGTTCCGCGGATCCGTATCTCTCTCTGCATCCGGATCGATCGCGGCTTTCGCCAGGCGCACATTGCTGGCAAGCATAAGCCTGGGCGGCACTGGATCGATCTCGGCCCAGGCCGCGCTTCAAGGTGAAGGTGTTGCGGATCTGTCGGGTGATGGGGCGCTATCCTCAAGCGGCCAGCTAATCGTTGCGGGGGCTGCAAGCCTGTCCGGCAACGGCGCGCTCTCTGCGGCGGGCCTAAAGGTTGTGTTTACATCCGCGTCCATGAGCGGAGCGGGATCGTTCTCGTCGGATGGAAGCGGCATATTCGAGGGCTTGTTTTTCTCTGGGATCATAGAGGCGCCAAGAGAAACAGAAGCGGGCGACACTAGGATCACGGAGGGTTCGGACGCTCGCGTTGTAGAATATCCGGAAAACGAAGGCACATCTTCATTCACTGCGCTGGCATCGCGCCTGCCGTTCGGAAGCGATAGCTATTACAACGACAACGGGACATGGAAAATATTTGTGCCATATGTTAATGATGATGGGGAATGGAAAATCCCGGTCGCAATATATCGGCATGATGGTTCGCGCTGGCTAAGGATCCGATGACATGGCAAACGTAAAAATCTCAGATCTCACGGCCGCGGCGGCCGCTCTTGGAACACAAGAGTTTGAGGTCAATGAAAGCGGCACATCGAAGAAGGTGACGGGCGGGCAGCTTGACAGTTATATTCGCGGCAACGTCACGCTATCGGATCTGA